CCTATACGCACGACCAGTGGAGGTCATTATAGGTCAGCTCTCGAGCGCCCGTAGGGGCTCATTAGCACGTCCATTACAGATTTGCTAATTACTCGGTCAACATTGCTTTTACGTTGTTGACTACGTTGTTGATAGTTGTTTCGGGATTCCCGAATTCATGGGTTTTAACCAAGGTGGTCTCAGGTTCGCCCTGGATCTTAAAGCGTGGTGTATACACCATCGCCTTGCTCTGAAGTCGCCATCCCACTGGTCAGCCTTCCGGTTTGGAACTCATCTGAGGCCCATACTACCCATGGTCGCTCCTGGGTAGTACACCAAAGCGGTTGAAGAGGTTGGGTTAACCCAATGCCTCATTGTTTCCTACTGTGACTCATGACGCGCGTCGATTTGGAAAGACGCGACATCTCTGCGGAGTTTGTTAAAATGTTAGTCATGATACAGATGGTCTCTAATGGAATTTGATTAGGGTAAGCCTGCAAGATCCGGCGAAGCCGAGGAAGGCCCAACTTCAAACACGATGGTTTGATGATCACCGGTGTGCATTCTGAAGACTGATACTATGTATCGACCTCTCGGTCGCTCTCAGATACCACCAGTTAGATCTGGACATGTTCGTGAACCCCAGGGGCGATCTACCGATGTTCCCCTGGCCGTGGTTGAACTTCTTGTTCAACCCCCCGCCGTGGCCGGCACTTCTACCGCCCGCCTGGACAGCTGCCTATGGCCTCCAGGGTCCGATCCGAGCAAAGCATAGGAAGGTTAATGAGGGTTTCGGTGAGTGAAGGAGGTCGCAAATGGGGTTCCACGAGTGGTTAATCTCGCGACTGAGTTCATTCGGGTACATGCTGCGTTTAGCCAGCGTAGTGATTGTGGACTATACCGGTACCGGGCCCGGGTCGTTAGGTTCACAAGATTAATGGCACTATACCACCTTAAAGGAACTGTGCCCACTGAAAGAAACTGACCAGAGCGGATAATACATCCACTTTCCGAATGACCAGAGGATAGTTTTTCCAGAGAAGGCCGGCGGACGGGTCTGGAGTTAAAATCCTGGACTTTAATACCGAGTAACCCGTGGGTACGGGCTAACTTCACGCATAGTATTCGTAGCCAGAAAAACCAACTGATATTAGGTTGGCGGAGTAAGGGAACCGTACGATACCCCGCGATATAAAGCGCATGCCACATTTATGTGGGTTGGGGAGACCCATCGAACATGCCGCTCGGCAATCGATCGACCGCTGTAGATCCTGAATTGGCTACATGTCGGCTTTTAATGAGTGGGGACTCTGCTATGGATGGGGACTAGAGCCTCTAAGGGTACGAATGCCTTGTGGACTCCTGAAGCGGGAGGGATTATACCCATGTAGAATTATTCGGGGTTGCGACCCGGCCGTGGATGGCAGCTTATGCCAGATTCTTCTTAGGGGAAAGTTCCGACTTAATTGGATCACATCGTACAATCGTAGCGCCCTAAGATGGCGCCACCTTAGACTGCAAAAGTTACTTGTCAATCTCGAGATAGGGGCAAAATCCTTCCGGGATGCGGGAAAAACAAACCAAAACGAACTGGGAATTTTAGGATTGTAGGCATTGTCGTGATGGAGGTGATAAGCGCTGCGGCTCGCCTTGTGCGAACCGTCATGAGTGGTTTCCCACCAATGCTATTCAGGAGCGTACCTAACTGGACGCAGCCGCCTCACAAAAGGGAGGGGCGGCCCCTTGGAGCACGGGCGGAAAGATCACGGGATGATCTGGAAGGGTGTTCCGACAACCTATAGGGCGAGCCTGCCTTCTAAACAGGCTACTAAACATATAAATTACCAGGGGGCCTGTGTGGCATCACCCGAGATGGGGGCTATGGGTGCCTCAGTCGAGTTTGGGACTGGCCAGTGCCAGGCGAGGTTTAATTTCACTCACCCCCTGCAACCCGAGGGGTATTGTTGGGTGGTTGGTTTCGCGCCGGGGACGCGTCCTCAATTAGGAGCATGGCCTACAAGAGAGGCCTTAGAATTCTTCGGGATCAGTGATTTACCGGTCCGCGAAGTCGCCCCGGGGTACCTGCACTACCACCCCGGATCGCAAGAGTCACTCAGTGACTTTTCACCAGAACACAGGCTGGGGGGAAAGGGAAAGTCGGC